TGATCAACCTTGTCAACGATGTATTCTTTCATCTCGGCAAGTTTCTGATCATATTCTTCATACATTTCTACTTCAAGGTTTTCATTCTTAGCTCTTTCAGCCTTGAGCATTTGGTAGGCTTCTTCGTAGCCTTCTTCTAGAGCGTCCTTGTACTCTTGACCTTGAATTTCGAGACGATTACGAAGATCACCGATGATTGCATAGGCTTCTTCGTAGCCTTGTTCTGCGATCTTCTCGGCTTCGGCCAATTCGCCTGTGAGTTCGGCGTATGCCTCTTCTAGTTTCTGGTTGTATTCAGCCTCAAGCTTTTCTTTGGCTTGCTCAAGGATTTCGCCAACGGCGTTAGCGACTTCATTAACTTCATTCTCCGGTAGGAGATTCTTCAATGCTTCAACAATCTTATCCATTAGCCTAACCTCGCTGTAATGTTTCTTGTTTTCTGATCAATGATGCCGCCTAAGCAAGCCAACAATGCATCTTTTCTGACTTTATCTATGCGGCTATTTTCATTTTTAACCGCATTTTTAGAAAATTCTGCATTGTTAGCAGTTGGGACATAACTTTCTTTCTTTCCACTCTGCACTTTCTCCTGAAATGCTGAGTGTGTGGAAGGATCGGCTACTGCATCGAAGGTGATGAGTTTGTAGCTTTCACCAATCACTAGGATTCCATTCTCGTCGCTTCTTCCGTTTCCAACGCCTCGGCTTGAGATGCCAACACGAACGCCGTCATTAAGAAGTGCTTTAAGAATTTTGCCATGAGGAGTATTGAGAATTTCTCCTTCTCCCATGAGGTTATTACCTTCCCACCATAGCTTAGTAACGATGTGGGAGCATTTCTCAAAATGAATGATAGAATCTGTTGGGTGATCGAGTTCTCCGATCAAACCACGATTTTGGATAATTGGCAGTAGTTTCTTGACATTTTCATCAAGAACTGAATATGGATAGATTCTTTTGTTTTTGTTAACGGCTTCAGCTTCTTGGAATTTGCCTCTGAACTTGGTCAGTCCCCTATCGGAGACTGACTCGTTCAAGTTCATGGTAAATCCTCCGTTGTTGCAGCAGTCAACCAGAAGGAATTGATTTTCCATTGATACTCCTTTATTACTTAACTGGTTTTGGCATAACTGGCTTCGGTGCCATTGGGTTGCTCAAGTTGGGCCAAGTATCTTTCTGAAGATTTCCAAGGCCATCTTCATCAACCACAGACTTTTCCTTCATCTTGGGGAAAATTGACTTGGGATGAACTGGATTGCTGACATTTGGCCAAGTGTTTTTGCCGTGATTTGCTAGGGCATTGTGTCCCATTTCATCAGAATGGCCAGAATAGCTTTTGCCATCGCTAACAGGAGCAGCGTCTTTCCATCCGCCTTCATTGTTTGATGCAACAGCAGCCTGCTTTGCGTTCCACTTGGTCATTGAGTTGTCACCAAGGGCGTCAACTTCAACTCCATGGTCCCAACCCTTTTCTGCGTGTTCTTCTGATTCAAGAAGGTCTGCAAGGTAGTTGGCGATTGACTCTGCGAGGTCCATGTCTGGAAGTCTTGCAGCGTTGATGATTGCGTGGCATTCACGCATCATGTCAGCAACTTCGATCTTGGTTGCTTCGTCTCCACTTTCATTTGCAATCTTGTACACATCGTGAAGTGCGCTATAGAGGTCACCGAAGATGCGAACTTCATTTTCGGTATTCTCATCAAGTTTGGTGAAGAGATTAGTTGAGACCTGAGCGAATTCACGATAAGCATCTTCGCAATCAGCGCATTCGGCAGTCACATCGGATTGTGCGCCAGCAAGACGAGCGATCTTGCGAACCTTGTCGGTGAATGCGTTGTGAGCAGTTCTGAGAATGGCTTCTGCCATGAATGAGCAGGTGTCATTGTCGTAGTTGCTTACATTTGCGGTTCCTAGTGCAATGTCAATCTGGTGGGCAAGTTCTTCTTCTGTGACAAAGAGAATGTCAGGCCAGATAGAAACGATTGTCTCAAGGGCTTCTTCAAGAGAAGAATTATCGCTAACATTGTTGTAACGCTTGAGGTCAGCCATTGCCTTGATAAAGGTCTGGTCTTCGCTGATATTTTTCATGTTGCCACGAAGAACCTTTAGCTCGGTGTCCATGGTCTTGAATCCCATGGTGAGCACTTTGCCTTGCTTACGAGCCTTGCTGGTTGGCATGGCTACTGCTGTGACATCTCCGTGATCATCAGTCTTGACTGCTGTTTCATTGATAACAGAGCCATTGTTAAGGAAATTGATATAACCAAGCACATTCTCGCACATTGTGGCCCATTCCTTCATGGCCTTGGGCTTGAGTTTTGAAGTGTAGAATTTGGTCTTTGCCTTGTTCTTGCTGTGGCGACCAAGCTTCTTGCGCTCAGAAGGAGGCATTTTAGCGATTGCAAGATTACGAGCACGGGTTCTCTTTGCAATGACTGCTGGGCTTTGTTTGCGACCTGCGAGAGGTGACTTTTTCTTAGCGCCAGTCATTTCAACAGCTTCATTGACGCTGATTTCACGCCTTACTGAAGGAAGAGCCATGTAGGATTCAAATAGTTCTTCTGCTGTTGAATTATCATTTTCAAGAAGACTATCAATCATATTGCTGATTTTTTCTCTTGCAGTCAGCCTTTCGCTTTCTTCATCGATTACGAGTTGCTGAATGTTTTCAAGGATCACCTGATTGTCGGTGACTGTATAAGTTGCGTGAATGAAATTGTCATCTGGTGTCTTATAAGTTACATCAGATTCACTAAAGGTAAGAAGTTCCAAGCCGTCAACATCAAGGGCGGCTGCAAGCACATCTTCAGCTTCAATAAGTTCTTGTTCAACAGTAGAAAGTGATCTTTCCTGAAGCGTGTTGAAAAGATCATAAGAAATAAGTTTTCTCTTCATAATCAATTGACTCCCTCTATTATAAGGTTCTAACATTTCATGCGGTTCTGTGCTTGCTAATGACAGTATCTATACTTCAAGCCTTTATTTCACGCCGCATAATTGTTTTTTATTTACGCTCAATATATAAGTATGCATTAACTTGTAAAAATGGAATATTAAATGAAAACATTTCAACAATATTTAAATCTCAAGGAATTAGCATCTTACGATCACGATCCCGTTCATAATAAAAAAGATGATATGGATCATAAGTCAGCATCTTCTCTTGAAGTTGTAAAGCAAGCGATCAAAAAGATGATGGAAATCAAACCTCAGGAAATAGTTGCTTTCTTAAATCAACACAGAACTGAGCCAGAAATTAGAAAAATTCTTAATGATTATAAGCTAGATGCATTTCAAAATATTGGCAGAAAACATCATGGTGGAATGAATGATGATGAAGGATTAGGAGATGTTGATGGAAGAAAGCCAATAGATGATGAACTTTATCCAAATGCAGCAGATGGTTATACAGCACATTAAGGTAATTTATGATTAAATTGGGGCCTTTGTACGAAAAAAGAAAAGAAATCACATCAGTATTAAAATCTTTGCCAGTAAAAACAGGAGATATTGTCTATAACGCAGCAGATGTTCCCGGCCCTTTCAACATTCCATTTTCTAAATTGATTCAATATTTTACAAAATCTCCATATTCACATGGCACTTGTTTGCTTGTAGAAGAAGGAGAAGTATACGCAGTTGATGTTTCTGATTGGGGAACCAGAAAGTTAAGACTGGTTGATTGGTTTGATGACTGGAAAATGACTGAATTCTGCGTTTATCGTTTGAAAAACAGATCAGATTCTGATGAAGAATGCTTTAAAAAAAGCATTTATGAATTTTTAGATGCTGATCCAAGTTATGACTTCAACTTCAATGATTCTTCAAAATTTTATTGCACAGAATCAGTAAAGTGGATATATCGCAAGTGTGGATATGATCTTGGAGGAGCATATTTGCTGAAAGATATTGTTCCATCTTGGTTTTATTACATGATTCTTACTGGTAATCTTTTTACAAAGATGTTTTCAGGAGCATCTCTTCCAACAGATGTGCCTATTTCTATTGTTGGAAATGAACTAAAAGGAATGAGAGCAAGTTGTTTGACAGAACTTGTAATGAAATATCCCGTTGTTTGAAACTACTTATTTTTTTTGAACCAATATTGATTTGCATATGCAAGTGATTGTTCTGTTAATTCGTATCCAGATTGATCTCCTATAACAGCATCCACATTGCAATGAGGACAAAGACAAGTTTTTTGTCCATCTGTGTAATTTTTGATTTCTTTTGCCTCATAAATTTTACCACAATACATGCAACCAGCTTTTGCTGAAGATTCGATGATGCCACGATTTTTCATTGTAACTGTTGCAAGTTGTGCAATTGAAATTTGCATTAATTGTCACCTACGCTGTAATCTATGTCCTCGATATCAGCCTCAGATTCGTAGTTCTGTAGCTCAAGATCATATTTTTTGATTTCATCTTCTGTTGGGTCAGGAATATTAGATGGTTCTGCTCCTGATGATTTTGGTGATTGTTCTCCACCTGATGGCATAGGCATTTCAGGTGATGGGCCAGAAGGAGCGCCTTCTGGTGGTGCTCCACCCGGTTCTGGCATTGCGCTTGGACCACCTGCTTGTGCTCCAAGTTCAGGCTGCTCTGGGCTTTCATCTTGACCGGGAATTCCAACACCCAAAAGTTGAGGATTCTGAGCCAATACTTGCAATTTAAGGTCTTCAAGTTTTTGAATTTTGAGCCTTGCAAGCATTTCTTCTGCATCATCATGATGATATTTGAGAATCTTCGTGTAAATGTCATAATCTGACATCAACTGACCAGATTTCAAGGTGCCAGCATTTCCATAACGAGCATTCACCACTTCTGCACGGGAAAGTTCTCTCCAATCACTTGGAGGTGTCATCTTGATGCGAAGATCACGATAATGTTCCTGCGGATAACCTCTAAGTGCAAGGTGTCTTTCAGCAAGCTCAAGAAGCCCATCTTCAAAATGACTTTGAAGTCTTTCTATCATTCTCGCAAATTTTACATCCTGCGATGAAAGAGTGATTCTTGTTGCATTAGCATCTTCATTGTTGAAATAGTTCTTAGGGAAATTAAGAGCAGTTAAAAGTTTGTTTCTGAAGTAAACAGCATCATCAATTTCTCCAAGATT